CAACTGGTGCTGGTGATGTTAATTCAGGATTTTGGAACAACACAAGCCCTACATCAACTGTATTTAGTCAAGGCTCATGGAATAGCGGATACAACAAAGTAGCCTACTGCTTCGCCCCAGTAGCAGGGTATTCAGCTTTTGGTAGTTACACAGGCAATGGAAGTGCTGATGGGCCTTTTGTGTACACATCAATGCGTCCCCGATGGATTATGCTGAAAAGAACTGACAGCACTTCTGATTGGCGCATTTACGATTCAGCAAGAACTCCATCAAACGTGGACGATAATGTTTTAGAAGCAAATACAGCAGACGCAGAAGATACAGCGTCAGGGGCAATTGATGTTTTGTCAAACGGCTTTAAACTTAGAGATGCTGGTGCAAATAACATTAGTGGCGGCACATACATTTACTATGCCGTAGCCGAAAACCCATTCAAATACGCTAACGCACGATAAGGAACCATCATGTTTTTACTAAACGGAACACCATTGGGCATTGACAGCCCTTTCACCTACAACGACACGCAGTATCCTTCTAACTGGCTGCGCCTTGCAAGCCAAGAGGAACGTGCTGCTATTGGCATCACTGAAGTGGCTGACCCTGAACGGTACGATGACCGTTTCTACTGGGGTGTGGGCAATCCAAAGTTGTTAAATGACCGTGAGGAAGTTGACGAGCAAGGCAACCCCATGTATGTCAAAGTTCTTGGCACTGTTGACGGTAAGCCAGCAATGGTTGATTCAACAGAACGCCTAGTTGCTAAAGGATTAAAAAGCCAACACCTAGCGCAGACAAAGACAACAGCAAACCAACTGCTGTCGGCAACCGATTGGATGGTTATCCGCAAGGCAGAGCGCAGCATTGACATTCCTGCCGCAACAGTGACCTACCGTGCTGCTGTGCTTACCGAATGCGACAGGCTGCTTGCTGCTATTGCTGCTGCGCCTGATGTACCTGCTCTCATGGCTGTAACGGCTGCTTGGCCTGAAAGCAACTAACCATGAACCAATCCGAGCGCGCTGAACTTGTTGCCGATATTGCTGCGGCGATTAAAGCATCATCTACTCTGTCTGAAGATGAGGTGCGTTGGGTCAAACTTGCCATTGAAAAGCAAGAGCAGTCAATCAAACTGCGTCAGGCCATTATTGAGAAGACCTTGGGCGGCTTGGTGTGGGCTGCCCTTGCGGGGCTAGGATACCTTTTATTTGACTTTGCAAAGAACCACGGATTCAAGTGATAGATGCAATTGCTTCAGCACAGATACCTTGGCCCAACACGGATACAAAAATCGTGCTGGTGTGCCGCGTCGTGCTGCCGCAAGAAAAGTATGGAGCCAATGAATTTTTAGATAAGGACGGTAGAGTCTGCCGGTGGGTGCTGGAGCCTAAAAAGTGATCGATCCCATAACGGCCTTCGCAGTTGCCCAAGGAGCCATCAAAGGCATCCAAGCAGCCATCAAGATGGGCAAAGACATTCAGGGCATCACCGGCGATGTGATGAAGTTCTTCGACGCAAAGGACAAGGTTGCAAAGGAGGCGGTTAAGGACCCGAAGAAAAAGTACAGTTCAGACACCAGCCAGGCGATGTCAACCGTCATGCAACTGCATGAACTCAATCGGGCTGAAGAGGAACTCAAGTGGCACTTTATCAATCAGGGTCACAGCCAGTTATGGAATCAGATTCTCCTTGAGCGCAACGCAATTGTGCAGCGCAGGAGAACGCAAGAGATACTTGATGCAACTGCGGCCAAGAACCGCAAGAAGGAAATAGACGAGGCCATCACAATGGGGTTGTGCATACTGGTGGCTGCGGCCATCTTTATGCTGGTGGCTTGGGGCGTAATTGCAATGAAAGGAAAATTCTGATGTTTGACGTAAATGCCGTAGACCCTAGCAACAACATTGCTAAAAACTTTATCTACCTATTTGCGTGGTTCTGGTCGATTACTTCAGTCCTCTACTTTTTTTGTGTCACGTTTATTCCTATGCCTGTAGGATCAAGGGACTTTGCCAATATCATTCTTGGGTTTTTACTAGGAACAGCGGTTGCAACAATTATCAGTTTCTTCTATGGGTCTTCCAAATCCAGTAAGGACAAGACCGAAGCAATGATGAAAGTTGACGATGTCAAGCCTGCTTGATCCCCGCGTCTGGTTAGCATTCGCCTTGGCTGTCGGCCTGTCCTTTGCCGTCGGCCACCATAAGGGTTACGCCGAATCCGAGGCAGAGCAGGCCGCTGCCATCATTGAGGCTAACCTACAGGCTCGGCAAGTCGAGCAGGTGATGACAGCAAAACTCAACGAAACTACTGCAAAACTCAGGAAAGAAAACGATGCTGCAAAATCTCAAATTACTACTTTGCGTAATGATGTTGCCTCTGGTGCTGTCAGGCTGTCAATCGCTACGCAGACCAGTGTACAAACCACCACAGATACCGCCCCTGCCAGTGGAAATCAGCAAGCAAGAACCGAACTTGACCCAGCGGCTGCTAACACTCTTATCTCCATCGCAGCAGACGGAGACGAAGCCATCCGCAAACTCAATTCCTGTATCGACTCCTACAACCAAGTGAGGATTAAATGAACCTTTCGCCACACTTCACCCTCGCCGAGTTAACAGTCACAGACCACCGTGAGTTTGACAACAGCCCGACACAGGAAGAAATCAGCAACTTGCAACGGCTGGCACAATTGCTGGAACAGGTCAAAGATACCCTTGGTGGCAAGCCCGTGATGATTAACTCTGCCTTTCGGTGCAAACAGGTCAATGACGCTGTAGGCTCCAAGGACTCAAGCCAACACCGTCACGGCTGCGCGGCTGACTTCCGAGTGCCAGGTGTGACCCCTGACGAAGTAGTCCGTGCGGTCATTGCTGCTGGTTTACCTTTTGACCAAATCATTCGTGAGTATGACCGTTGGACGCACATCAGCATCCCCAACGTGGATGGCGGTACACCCCGTGGCAAAGCACTGATTATTGACAAATCAGGCACTAGACAGTTCACATAATGGCCACAAACTACAGCAGTCAGATCACGACACCGGCAGTACCCAACACGGGTTCGCCTGGGAACGAGTACGACTCAAAATACTTCAGCCAAACCTTCTCCAACATGGGGAACTACTTCCAACGCGTCACAAGCATTATTGGTACGCTGTTCGGACCAAGGGGTGGGAAGTACATCAACCATCCCTATGGCGCGTTTCAGGACGGTACAAATCAGACTGCGGCCAACACCACCACAGCCTACCCCATAACCTTTGACACTACAGACTTCAGTAACGGGGTGACATTGTCAAACTCGTCAAGACTTAACGTGTCGCAGCCAGGAATCTATAACCTGCAATTTAGCATCCAAGTCAAGAACACGACAAACAGTTCTGCGGACGTTGACTTATGGTTTAGGAAGAACGGGACTGACATCGCCAAGTCCAACAGCAGGTTTGGTATTTCGGCAAGGAAGTCATCAGGCGACCCGTCCCACGTAATTGTTGCCCTTAATTTCTTTCAAAATTTAGCCGCCAATGACTATATGCAGATCGTTTGGAGGACAAGCGACGTTGCGGTGACCATTGAAACCTTTGCGGCTGGAACCTCCCCGACTAGACCGGCAATCCCTTCGGTGATCGCCACCATGTCGTTTGTCTCCAATTTGTCCACAGAAACAGCATAATCTCGTCATGGCACTCATACCACTCAAAATCCCCCCAGGCGTTTACCGTAATGGTACTGAGTACCAGGCTGCGGGACGCTGGTACGACTCGAACCTCGTGCGCTGGTACGAGAACACCCTCCGACCCATTGGCGGCTGGCGTAAGAAGTCGGAGACGCAACTCACGGGTAAATGCCGTGGATTGATAGCATGGAGAGGAAACAGCGGTGGACGTTTTGTTGCCGCAGGCACAGACTCAAAACTCTTTGCGATGGACGAGAACTCCGTTGTCAAGGACATCACCCCAGTTGGATTTACTACAGGCCGAGCAGACGCAGTCAGCGGCACTGGCTACGGCTACAACACCTACGGTTCGTTCTCTTATGGCGTTGCGCGTCCTGACATTGGGACGGTGGCCCCTGCCACGACGTGGAGCCTTGACACCTTTGGTGAGTACCTTGTGGCGTGTAGCGACACAGACGGCAAACTCTACGAGTGGCAGTTGGGCTTTGCTACACCGACGGTTGCGGCTGCAATAACTAACGCACCAACGGGCTGCGCTGCCCTGTTGGTGACTTCTGAGCGAATCATCTTCGCGTTGGGAGCCGGTGGAAATAACCGTCTAGTGTCTTGGTGTGACCAAGAGAACAACACAGTATGGACTGCCGCGTCAAATAATCAGGCTGGAGACTTTGAACTAGCCACAGTTGGATCACTGAAGGCAGGTAAACGAGTCCGAGGTGTAAACTTATTGTTTACAGACGTTGACGTTCATACAGCCACCTACATCGGTCTGCCATTCGTGTACTCGTTTGAGAAGGCCGGCTCGGGCTGCGGGGTGATCTCTTCGCAGGCAATAGCGGCCATTGACACCTCCGCAATGTGGATGTCCAAGTCAGGGTTCTGGCAGTACGACGGCTACGTCAAGCCAATGAACTGCGAAGTGTCCGACTACGTCTTCAACAACATCAACTACAACCAAGCCTCAAAGGTCTACGCCGTACACAACTCTTCGTTTGGCGAGATCACATGGTTCTACCCATCAAGTGCATCAAATGAGAATGATTCCTATGTAACCTACAACTACCGTGAGGGTCACTGGGCTATTGGAACCATGTCCCGCACGGCTGGCACTGACAGGGGTGTGTTCAGCAACCCACTGATGGTTGGAGCCGACTCCTACATCTACGAGCATGAGGTGGGTTTCACCTATGACTCTGTCAGTCCTTATGCCCAGTCAGGACCCATCGAGATCGGGACAGGCGAGAACATCATGTCCGTCAGGTCGGTGATCCCCGATGAGCAGACACTGGGCGAGGTTGCCATCTCCTTCACGGCAAGGCTGTACCCGACATCGGCTGAGTCTACCTATGGACCGTTCTCGGCCAAGGCTCCTACCGATGCCAGGTTCTCAGGCCGGTCCGTCAAGATGAAGGTTACAGGCAACGTGCTAGATGATTGGCGCGTTGGAGTGATGCGGCTGGAGACGACAACCGCAGGGAAACGCTGATGGAGGAGTTTTGGTCGCTGCGCAAACACATCGAAGCGGCTTTAGAATACTCAGGAGGGACACACACTATTGAGGACATTGCGGAGGGTGTGGCCAGTAACAGATTTCAGTTCTGGCCTGGCACTAAATCCGCAGTGGTTACTGAGATCATTGTCTACCCGCGAATCAAGGACTTGCACTTCTTCCTTGCTGGCGGCGACCTAGATGAACTCAAGCAGATGCGACCATACATCGAGTCTTGGGGCAAGCAGTTGGGTTGCAGTCGAGTATCTCTTGCCGGCCGTCAGGGTTGGCAGAAGACGTTCTTAAAGGATGAGGGTTACGAACCTAAGTGGTTCATTTTGAGCAAGGAATTGATATGAGTCTAGGTGGCGGTGAAACACAAAGCCCAGTTGCTGACAGCAACAAATACGCACAGATCATGGAGTTGATGCGTCTGCGTCAAGCCATGACACCACAGTCTTACACTGGAGGCTTTAATGCCCCTAGTTCAGGCTCTGCGTCTGCTTCTCCACAAAGTTACTACGATGAGATTCTTCGCCTACAGGCGTTGAATAACTTCAATCGCAATCTTAGGGACGGTGGGCGTGGTGATCCTGGATTTAGCAGCAACCCAGGTTGGGATGCATTAGATGATGCTGGGAAAGCTAGTTATTATTCTCAAAACCCAACAATGGGAAAAATTACCCAACTTGGTCAAAACTTATTTGGGTATACAACTTTAGGTATGCTTCAAAAAGCGTTAGACCCTACTTTTGTAAGTAACCAAAGTCTTATTGCACAAGGGATTGATCCTAGTATTGCTGGTATGGCTGAAGCAGAAGGCTTTGCATTAGGACCAGCCGCTACTAGTACTTCCGCATCTGATGTATCTAATGCCGCAATTTCTGGCATGGCTGAAGCAGAAGGTTTTGCATTGGGACCAGCCGCTACTAGTACGACTGGTCAAAGCATTGGTGATATGGCTGAAGCAGAAGGCTTTGGGCTAGGACCAGCCGCTACTGGAGGTGGTGGTGGTAATGATGGGGTCGGCGGTGGATTTGGCGGGAACGATGGTTCAGGCGCAGGCTTTGGCGGCATCTACTCTCGCGGTGGCTATGTAAACAAAATGGACTTAAAGGGTCCAAACCCAATGGGTCCCGATGACGGCTACGGTGGACTGGATGACGGCGAGTACGTCATCAACGCAAAGTCCGTTGGTAAGTACGGCATTGAGTTGATGAATGCCATCAACGCAGGCAAGATTTCAAAGGGCAAACTTCGCGGTTTGCTCGAAGCATAGGAGATACAAAATGTCAAAAGGCGGTTCCACAACATCAACCCAAGCCATCGACCCGCAGCTAAAGGCTGCGTACCTTGAGAACTTGGGTCAGGCTAAGTCAGTCGCTGGCGCGCTCCCAGTGCGTCAGTTCGCTGACTTCAACCCAATGTACATGGCGGGTGAGGAGCAGGTCGTTAACCAGTCCCTAACCCCGTTCAGTGGGCAGGACATCAACGCCTTCATGAACCCGTACCAAGAGGACGTAATCAACCGCAGCCTGGGCGACGTTGAGACAAGCCGTCAGATGGCCGACCTCAGAGATCGTCAGATGGCTACAAGCGCAAAGGCGTTTGGTGGTTCACGTCAAGGTGTGCAAGCCTCTCTTACTAACGCCGCAGCACTCAAGCAGGCCGCTGACCTGTCAGCGAATATGC